AGTTCTTGCATATGCTTGAAAATAAGCGGTAAGGAATCAGTATCATTACCAGACTGAACCGCAATTCGAGTCAATGCCCGTCCGCGTAATTGGCTGTTATAGCCTTGATACGGTTTCCCTTTGAGCTTAGTAATCTTGTCAGTAATGATTGACTGTTCTTTTGCTAGTCGCTCATTAACATCCAATCCTAATTGAGCGATGTTTATTCGACTTGTCAGTTTTGCCACGTCCGTATTTGTTTTGTACGGTAAATCATTCAGCAAAGCACCTAAAACTGCTTTTTGCTGTGGTGTGTAAGCTTCTGTACGTAATTGGCGTAAAGCTTCAAATACTGCCTTTACGTCAGCCGGATCAGCATTAGCATTCCATCGCAATCCATTGTTAAAGAAATGGTCGAGAGTAACTTCTTGCTTATGTTCAGCACGGTCAACAGCATCTCGCAATTCTTGAACCGATGTATCGTTTGGATTAAATACCTTGTTCAGCTTGTTGAACCATTCTTGGTCAGTCATTAGCTTTCACCCTTATCGTTAGGATTCTCAACTTTAGCGTTCTCATCGGTAGCAAATACCTTACCAATACCAAAGTCACCGCTGTTTTGTTGGCTGAGTTGGTCAGCTTCGTGCTTCTGTTGTTCATCAACTCGTTGCTGTTCAGCGTCAGCAGTTACACCAGTGATTGATTCAGCAATTTCACGAATAGTTTCATCACTAAACTTCCCAGTGTTGACTAACTGTTGAATGAGCTGTGCTGTTGCATCATCATTCTTAGGCAAGTTAGGTGTGAAGTCGGGCTCAATCATGCTAACAAGTGCATTAATATCGTTAGTTCCCGGAATAACATTCAACTTATCCCAGTAAGTAAGGCAAGCACTCAATCGAGCATGCAATCCACGCTTATATAACGATTCTTGAATCTTTCGTTCCTGGTCGCTTCCCCAAAGCTTATACGACATTGCTACTCCAGATGCATTAGAAGCAAAGTTAGGGTCATTGACGTTTGGGGTGTTGGTGTACTTATGAATTTCATTAATCAAGAAATTGATATAAGTAGACCAGCCGGCCGAATCATATTGCTTAGTAATATATTGCAACGTTGGATTAACTACTGAACGTTCACCATTAATTCCAGCTTTAGTTACATAAGGTTTCAAGTAGAACATCCGATTATGTGGATTAATCAGGGGATGAGCAGGCTCCAAGACTACCTTGCTACCGTCTTTGTTAACTACTGGATTGCCGTTCTTATCGAGCTGATACTTAGGATCAGACATATTAGCGAACTTACCAGTAATCACGATTGCCGCATCGTTGAAGTCTTCCTGAAAGTTAGCCATCGTGGATAGAGCTTTATCTAAAGCGTCCATCTGGTCTAATTCAGGTTCCCAGTCACCAGTGCGCTCATCGTTATTCTTATACTCAGTCAGCGGAACACGGCCAAAGAACAAAGGCTCCGAGTCGTCGAAAACAACTGCTTGTTCTGGTGAATTTGTTTCAGGCAATCCACCGTTTGAATGGTACTTGAATAACGATGAATCAGTGTAGATTTCATACTGCTCTTGCAAGTTATCATCAAGCACACCAGTTTCATAGTAACGAACAGCAAACAACGGCTTAGCTTTAATTGAATCGTCGTAAACAACAAATGCTGTTGTCGGGTCTACTTTGGCAAGATTCAATGTATTCTCATTCTCGTTGACGTAAACCAATTCATAAGCACGGCCACAAACAGATAAATCCTTCTCAATCATTTCATCGATGTATGACTCGTTAGAATCTTGATTGAACTGTTTAATATGCTCGTCAATCGTATCTGCTAATGATTTCTGATTATCTTCTTCAGGTGTCACTTTGAATTGAATATCATTGCCCATGAAATAACCTACTCGGATATTAGTAATGTACCGTGCAAATCCAGTAGCAACTTGATTATGTGCATTCTCTGGGTTACGAGAGCCCGGCCATTTCTTAATATCAGTTTCACCTAAGTAATAATCTTGCAGCACCTTTATCCGATGAACTTGATGGTCAACATGGTGACGAATAAACTTGTATGCCACGTCATATAAGCTCATCGGATTGTCCTTCACGTTATTAAAAAAGCTAACCGGCATTTGATATACACGGTTAGCTTCGGTATCAAAACGGTGATTCTTTCGTCCGTTAAATTGCATTAAATATCCGCCCCCATTTCTCTAGCAATGTGGTATTGATTATTCCAGTCAACACCAGTTGAACCATCATACAAATCCATGTATTGGCGTACCGCATACCTTAATGCGTCAATTGCGTGATTGTTTTCATCTTTTGGACGATTCAAAGTGTTACCGATATTGTCAGTATCAAAGACATAGTTATTAAATTCATTCCATGTGTTTTTACATTTTGGATGAACATGAATCTGATACTGCCACAGTTGGTCAATACCAGCTTCAATTGGCGTTTTAGAAACAGATTGAATATTATCTATCCCTAAGTCCAAAAGCTGTTGTGTGCGCTCTGGTGAAGCAGAATCAGCAAAGATAGAAGCATGTTGATAGCCATTTTCTTTGAGCCATTCAGCAATGTGTGGAGTTGTTTGATGATATGTGTACATTTCATCGTAAATCCATATATCTTTTGCTTTCGGGTCAATGGCAACAGCAACAAATGCGTTAGGGTCACCACCAAAACCATAATCAAGACCAAAACCAGTATGCCCACACTCGGTAAGCTTTTCTTGTGGGTCAAAATCAACTTGCTCAACGTTATCTTCAAAGACTAATCCTTCACTTACACCCCAGTCACCATCTGCAGCAACTTTGGCACGTCTAGGATTAGTTTTGTATAAATCTAAGTAACGTTGCCTATCTTTATCATCTAGCCATTCATTGCATCTGAAAGTAGTTGTCTGTGCAAAGGTATCAGCTTTACGGGTCTTCTTATCGAAGAAGGTACGCTTTAGCCAATGTTGAGCATTCCAGGGATTGAAAGTGATGGTAATTTGCTTAAAAGCTCCTGGGACATCAATCCGACCACGAATAGATTCCTGAAGTGTTTCAAGCTTATCTTCGTTTTCGATTTCATATGCTTCTTCAATCCACACGAATGACAAATAGCCATGTGTAACAGTAATAGATGTCAGCTTCAAAGCTTTATCAAGGCCACGAAAGATTATTCGTTGTCCTGTAGGCTTATAAACAATTTCAGGCATTGAAGGATTACACCTAAAAAGGTGTTCAGCATGAAAACGATGGATAGCCCATACAAGGTCAGCATATGTTGACTGCCTGTTAGTGTTTGAATAACGCCGTACAACAAGCAAGTTAGACCAGGGATACTTCATAATGCGGTAAATCATATTAAGAGCCGTTGTTTTGCTCTTTTTACTAGCACGTGAGCCTTTAACAACTCGATAAAAGTGCTTATCATGCCAAAAATCATAATAGCCACCGCCAACAATCTTTTTAAGGCTTAGATTATGTTCCATCGTTATCATCTCCTTCCTGCGTTGTATCTTCTTTATCAGGTGTCAGGTCATCAGTGAACACGATCTTAGTAAGGTTATTATCATTCTTATATGCTGCAACTTTTTGCTTACTAATCTCTGTATCGACTTTAATCTTTTTGAGTTGAGCTTGTACTACTGGATCATTTAGTGGATAACGTTTCATCAATTCCTTAGCTACCGAAATCTTATCCTTGATGCTTGGTTTCTTCTCAATAGTGATTACATCTTCGGCTGTTGCCAGTGGTACTTCTTCTTTCTCTTCGCCACGTAAAACACGTGTATAGAATTCAAGCACCTCTTTAGCATCGGCAATCTTATGTGACTCGATCTCAGCCATTTTCGCGTCAATATAGTGTTTTAGGTTAACATTAGTTAACAATCTACTAGAAGCTGCCTTTGCAGAACCGTTATTTTTGACGCTATAACCAGCTTTAATATAGGCTTCGGTGGCATTACCACTCTTTATGTATTCATCTGCAAACAATCGTTGTTTCGCTGTTAATTTCATGGCATATCACCACACCACCTTTCTAAAAAAATACGTACTAAATATGTATAGCTCTATTGACACACGTATTGAATACGTGTATTATAATAAGTGTTGAAGGGAAGTGAAACTTTTGGTACAACGTCGCAAGGTTGAAAAGAAATTCAAAGATAATGGCTGGTACTTCGTAAGACATGGCGGTAACCATGATATTTGGTCAAACGGTAAAATTAAAACCCAACTACCACGTCATCCAAAGTTTAGTGACAAGCTATACAATGCTTTGATAAGAAAGTTCAACCTAAAGTAGCAAAGCAAGGCTCTTAATTGAGCCGAGCTTTTGTGTACCAAAATTAAGGAGGCTCACTATGGACGACATTAAAGTATTTCCAATTATCATTACTAAAGACGATAGCAGTGACTACCCTTACTTTGTCGAAATTCCAGATATTGATGGGATGACTGAGGGTAAGTCAATTGCAGATGCAATGGAAATGGCAAAAGATTACATCGGTACTTATTCCCTTGAAGATAAGTTACCTGAATCAAACACCAAATTGCCTCAAGCTAAAGATGGTGCTACCGTTACTCTTGTTACCGTTAACGTTTCAGAATACAAGCGCAAGCATGATAATAAAGTAATTAAGAAGACCATTACCATCCCTAATTACTTAAATGAATTAGGTAAAGAAAATGGTATTAACTTTAGTGAAGTAATGACAACTGCGCTAAAAGAAAAACTTAGTGTTTAATATTTTTATGTACTTTAAAAGCTGGCTAGCGTTTACCTGTCAGCTTTTCTTTTTGTTTACGGTGTCGTTCAGCTCTACATAACATCTGGTACTCTTGCTTAGATGCCACCAAGCCGAATCGTTTAGTCTGATACATGCTTTTCATACCACCTTAAATCTGATGATGTAATACGAACAACGATGATATTACTTTGATATACATGATGATTTATTGCATCTCGTTTAGATTCAAAGACATCAATTGGAACTAGATTTTTCCCACGTTGTTCACAGACGACAAAACGATATTCTGCTTTATCCGCCCTACGTTTTTTAATAATCATTCTTAATTCAAATGCTACAGTAGTAGCCCACATAGCCATAAAGATATATAAAGTCCAATCCATATGTATTCCTCCAAACAAAAAAGCCAGCCGTTAAGCTGACTAATGAATTATTTATCTTTTTTATTTTTAAATTGGTTTAGTAAATCAACAGGCACAACAATACTAGTAGCTTCTTTAGACTCGGCTTCCTTATCCATGGACTCATATGCCTTACTATATTTTTTCTCAAATATATTTTTATTTTCATCGATATATCGACTATCTTTTTTTAGCTCTTTTCTAGTAACAAATAAAGACTTAAGAATGGCTTTTCGCCAATGAATCCTCGTAGCAGTTTCATCATCGGTTGTTTCTAACTCATTACCAAACTTTTCAATATCACTTTCTAATTTATAAATTATTTCTCTCAAATCTTTTAAATATGTTTGATAATTCAATGTTGAATCCACGGATAGCTGATCTAACCTCATCGATTTTACCAATCTCAAATTATCTTTAAGACTTTCTATTTGAAATAGTAATTGTGCTTTATCAAATCTAGAATCATCAACATGATTTACCTTAAATATCAACAAATCAATATCGTATAGAGCTAATAAGATTGAATTAGATATAACAATATCTGTTTGCTTTGAGTATTTTTTAGAAAAATTATATTGAGATATCCAACCTGCAATTGAAATTACTAAGGCTATTATTGAAATTACTATTGGTATCACCTTATCCCAATGAGCCACAAAGAAATCATAAACAATTTTCATATACATCACCGATAACATCATACAAAAAGCCCAGTCGTTTGACTAGGCTTGGGTGATGTATATGTGTGCCCGGCTTTCCACACCGGACACGCTTCAACAAGCGATGTTGCATTCACACCAATATATGATT